GGAGGCACTATTGCGTGGAATATGTCGATGGACACTCGCATAAAAGCTATTGTGTCTTGGTTTGGTAATGGGTGGAATGTTTATTACCGAGACAAAAATCTTTGGAAATATAAGTTGCCAGCAACAGTGTATCCCGCTTTTACGACTGGTGAAAAAATTTATCTGAATGCACCTACAGCAGAAGCAACGGCAAAGTATACAAGGGTTCCAACTCTTCTTATCAACGGATCAGCGGATCATCATGGAGGACATGATAGAGTAGACGATACTTTCGATAAGATACCAACTAACGTTCCGTGGGATTTCTCGCATGATGCGAATAAAATGCACGATGTCGTTATCAATGTAGGCAATGAACTTCTTTGGCTAAACAAGTATGTTCTTGGTTCTGCTATTACTTGGCCGAAGCGACCTGCATCATGGCTGTCAAAAGTTTCGGGAACTTGTCAATTCAATGTCCAACCAGATACATCGCTAACAATTTCTTCTATTGAGTTTTGGAAGGCAGAAGTTCAGCCATTTAATATGGATCGTGTCTGGTCTAGCGTAACAACGACTAATGACGGGCGCACATGGATTGGCTCGATGCCAGTTGCGGATAATAGCAAATATCTATTTGCATATGCCAATATTATCTATACAAATGGTGTCGTCACATCCACAAGATTTAATGCTGTAATACCAAATACTCTAAACTAATTATGAACTCCGATAGTGGATTATCAACTGGAACAGGATATATTGGCACGATTTACAGCGTATTTGCAGTAATGATTTCTATGTTGCCTGAGTTAGATATTTGGTTCCGAATCTTGGCATCCTTTAGCGCAATCGTCGCTGCATGGGTTTCTATATTCATGATGCTTTCCAAGATGAACAGAGAAAAACGAAAATGAAACTATCGTTAACGATAATCTCGGCTATATTACTTTCCTCCTGCGTAAATATACCGATACCGCCGATTGGAAAGGATCAAGGTAAACTTGGTTCAGTCCAACTAAAATTGGCGGTATCGTATATTCCGCTGGTAAAACCACAGAACAAAACAGAAACAGAGAAAGACCCAAGTGTAAAATATGCATTTGAGCAATTCTCTAAAACCATAAAAGACAAATGAAAATCGTAAACATCGTATTGGAACGCCTTTCCGAGAATTCGACATGGCGTGGAATCATCCTAGTAGCGACTGCTCTTGGCGTGAAACTTGACCCAGAGCTTCAGAACCAAATCCTCGCCGCTGGCTTGGGATTGGTCGGCGTCATCAATGTCCTCCGTAAAGGCAAGTGAATAGGGTTGAGATAGAGAATATGCAAGCCCGTATTGGCGTAAAGCCAGACGGGTGGTGGGGGCCGAAGAGTATGGCTGCTTTAAAGAAGCACCTTGCTGTCATTTCTCCGAATCCTCCTGTCTCACCAAAGCCTAGCACGAAATCCTGCACGGAGTTCTTCGGCGAGCCGGGGAAAGTTCCCATCGTCCGAATCAAGCCTCCATACAAAATGTATCTGTATGATGGGCCAGAGACGATCAGCGGGATTCCCATCCACGCCAAGTGCGCCGAAAGCCTCATGGAAATCTTTGAGGACTTGCTAGACACTTATCCGACACCAGACTCAAGGAGCGCGGCAGGTATCGACAAGTTCTTCGGAAGCTATGTGAATCGCCCACAGCGCGGAGGCTCAGAGCCAAGCAAACACGCATGGGCAGCAGCAATCGACCTAGACGCTAATCACAATGGTCTGCACACAGTCTGGCCTACAAGATCGCGGATGCCTCTACAAGTGATCGAGGTCTTCGCGCAGCATGGATGGATTAACCTCGGCGCGGTTATTGGCCGCGATGCCATGCACTCACAATTTAGCCAATAAAAACATTTGACTTAAACCCTAACTATCGTTAACGATAAAATTATGTCCTGCTGCAACTCTAATTGTAACCACGACCCTTGCGGTTCATCTTTCAATCAAGCACTCACAAGGGCCGCTCAGTATGCCCAATACGCCCAGACGCAGGCAAACGCTGCTGCTCAGAGCGCGGAAGATGCAAATAACACATGGCTAGAGTTCAACGCCCTCTACCTCGGAGCGTTTGCAGCAGCGCCTACTGTGGACAACGAAGGGAATCCATTGCAAGAAGGTGCGCTGTATTGGAATTCTGTGCTTAATAACTTGTGGGTATGGGATGGAACGATGTGGATGCCTGCGGTGGAAGGGGAGCTTTATCTTGGCGGATTTGCAGTTGCTCCAACGCTGAACAATCAAGGGCTTCCGCTTGTGTCAGGCAATCTCTACTGGAATACAGCATCGAACAATCTTTGGGCGCACAACGGAACGAGTTGGTTGAGTACCAATTTCAATGAGACTACTCCGTTCTTGGCTACAGGAACGACGACCGCACGAAACCTTGTTACTCGCTTTTCAGATGTAGTCAATGTGAAGGATTTTGGCGCGGGAAATGGAGGCGACGATACCGCAGCTATAAATACCGCAATAGCGGCAGGTATTGCAATTTATTTTCCGAGAGGATTTTACAAGGTAACATCTCCTATTGTAATTGAAAAAGCCACCAGATTATTCGGTGATGGAGAGCAAACTTATATATCAATAGACCATTCTGGAAACGGAATTGTATTTCAACCAGTGGGCGCAGGAACAAGCAACGTGTTCTTAAATAATTGTGCTATGTTTGACCTTAATATATTCAGACCAAGTTATATTACAACTCCAGCCAATAATATATGGTTAAGGCAATGCAATGGGTTTAAAGCAGTAAATGTTACCTCAAACGATGGAAATACTTGTTTTAGAATTTCTGGAGGACAACTCAATTCATTGACTGGTTGCCGCGCATTTGTTGGCAATACAAGCATAGTTCCTCAATTTGACAATGGCTTGGTAATATTTGAAGAATCCCCATTATCTGGAGGCGGAGCGCAACCATGCTATACTGTGACAATTAATGATTTTATAGGAAGTTCTTCAAATAAATTAGACTATGCTTTAAAAATTAAAAGCATGGATGGCTTGAATTTTTCTAACGCTTATTTAGCATTTTGTAATATATCATTGATTGGTCTTACAAGACAGAATGTAACAACTGGATTGTCCGCAATAAATATCACAAATGTTTATTGCGATACCACAGGATTTTTTGGTGGCCCCGGAACGCCACACGCTATACAATGCACAAATTCACTACCACCAGGTCAATATGGAGCAGCAGGAGTAAATATATCAAATTGCATTTTAGCAAATAATGCAGATGCAGGAACATTCAACGCGCTTATAGATTTTTCAAAAAAAGGCGAGTTTATAAATGTTACGGGATGTTATATAGCAAATAGCGGGCCTCCGTGGGCAGTAGAATTATATGATTCCACAGTTGGCGGGCCTAGCGGAAAATATATATTTACTGGTAATACATTTACAAATACATCAGCCGCAGCAGGAGGCGGAGCATTGTATGCAAAAGATGTTGATCTTCTTGTCGTTGACGGAAATATTTTCAACGATACAACAACGGCTGCGTATCAAGTCCTTGTAGATGGAAGTTGCGGCGGCGTATCTGCCGTTGGAAACATTACGGATGGAAGTGCAACACAAATGGTAACAATCTCAACTTTGGCAACATTCACAAGAAATGTAGTCTTGCTAAACGCAGGTCAAACCACACAGAACATCGTTCGCCTCGCGCTTCCTACGGCCACCACGGGCCTTCCATCTGGAGCGATGTGGAATGATGGAGGAATTGTAAAAATAGTTCCGTAAAAATTATGAGCAACTGCACACCATGCACACCAGCCAACGACGAGCTTCCGATCTTCTGTGACCCGTATCCCGCTACGGATACAGCCAAGCGACTTCTTGTAGAAGATGAAGCATTCTGCCAAAAGGCATTGACCAGCCCTACTGCCAAGTCTTGGCTTATCTGGGATAATACAGATAACAGGATTGAGTGGGAGCCGTATGCTATTACATTCGTAAATAAGGCGGGTGACACGATGACTGGGCCGCTGATTCTTTCTGGCGATCCGACTACCGCTCTCGGCGCGGCTACCAAGCAATATGTAGATTCTGCTGATGCGCTCAAGGTAGCAAAAGCTGGAGACACAATGACTGGAGCGTTGGTTGTTAATAGCACTATCGCTAGCAACAGCACGATCCTAGCTAATGGGAACTCCTCCAAGATTGGATACAATACTGGCGCAGGTGGGTCTATTACACAAGGCGCAGGGTCAAAAGCAAACTCTGTCACGCTGAACCGCCCGACTGGAATTATCGTTACCGATAACGCTGCGCTTAACGCTAACACGGCAGTTGCATTTAACTTGAGCAATTCGGTTATTGAGGCAACAGACATCGTGGTAGTCAGCCATATTTCTGGAGGAACACTTGGTTCCTACAATTTTGCCGTAGCTCCAGCTGCTGGTAATGCGAATATCACAATCCGAAACATCACCGCTGGCAATTTGTCTGAGGCATTGACATTGCGTTTCATTGTCCTTAAAAGCGTTAATGCCTAATGCCAACAGAGGGATCAGTATTCGATGGATTCACAAGTATCGTAGCGCAAGACGCAGATACTCATCCATCGTATCTTCCAGAGTTCTATGTAGCCGAGTCGGTCAACCGCACCTTTCGCGGGGGCATAAACCAGACTAGGCCAAGTATTCGGAATCTCCGAATAGTTGCAGGCGAAGGACAGCCAGCGACTATCGTTAACGATATTGAGACAGGGAACTTCCAAGGGGCGTATCCCTACCGCAAGGTCAACGAGGCAGCATTGGGAGATGGGTTAATCATTTCTGTAGCTGGGAAGATATATTTCCTGCATATCATAAATAACTACGCAACGGCATACATCCTTCCGGGGTTGACTGACTGGAATGATGCTTCACTAATGCACACATGGTTCGTGCAAGCGGAAGATCGGGTCTACATCCAGAACGGATACCAATACGCCATAGCGTGGGGAGGAGTAGTCGGAGCGGTATCAGCCACACTCATTACCAATAACACCTTCTGCGAGATCGTAACGGTAGGCACAACCGATTACACGATGATCGGCGCACCATCGAATACGGTTGGTATTAAGTTCACGGCAACTGGCCCAGCGACTGGAACTGGGACTGTGGCGATGCCAGCGTATAGGCTCTATCCAGCTAAAGGTCAGATGCCAATCGGCACGATCATGGAGTATGCATTCGGGCGAGTATTTGTATCTGACAAATTCAACCAAATCTACGCATCGGACATCATCTTTGGTGCAGGCTTCACAGATACTACCAATACACAGAACTTCACAGAGATTACCTATTGGGCAGAGGGCGGAGCATTCTCTACTCCAGCGATGATGGGTGAGATTACAGCGATGAAGGTAATGCCATACATCGGCGGAAACCTTCGCGGCCAAGGTGAGCTAGTAGTTCTTACATCGAATGGTGCGTTCTCAATGGATGTAAGTATTCCACGATCAGCTTGGAACACATCGAACATCCAGCGCATCTCCCTGCTAGGTCGCGGCTGCACCAGCCCGTATGTATCTCTAGTTAATAGTGAACTCTGGTTCCGATCCCACGATGGTTGGGCATTCTACTCAAATAGCCAATCGGAGTTCGGTAGATTCTTCTCATTGCGAAAGCTCTCCCGCGAGGTGAACAAGTGGGTTGATTTGGATACAAAATGGTTAAAGCAATTCGCCTCGACCATGTATATCAACAACTACTTGGTAAGCACAGTCGCGCCACAGACAAAGAAGAACCAAGCACAAGGACTGCATAGATACCACAGGGGAATGGTGGTTCTCGACTTGGATCAAACTGCCAGCCCGTCACCTGACGCCGATCTTACATTCCGCTGGAATGGTCTATGGACAGGCTTCCGTCCAACTCAATTACTGACTGCGATGATTGATGGAGAGAAGCGCGGATTCGGATTCAGCTTTGACCAAGACGAAAAGAATCGTCTGTATGAAATCACGAATGATGGCGGTGATGACTACGGGCCTAATGGAACTAGCCAGATCAAAGGCTTCATTACTACAGGACGATACGACTTCAACAAGAGTGGAATGACAAACAAGTTCATTCGGAAGAAAATTACTGGTGGAGAAATGTGGATGAGCAATATCCCCGGCGAGGTGACTAGCCAAGTTGAGTATCGGTCTGATAGTAACCCATGCTGGTCGGAGCTAAAGGTTCCTACTACCTTTGGATGCAATCCATGCTCGCCTACTCTGATTGATGACTGCACTCCTCGGAGGGGCGGAAATCAATACAAACGCTACAAGTTCACAACGCCAGACCCATCGGAGTGCAATGATATAGCTGGAATCCCAGCGGTGGAAGGTAGTGAGTTTCAACTGAAAATCAGCTTGACGGGAGTAGCTACCGTGGATAGGGTTCGGATCATGGCAAACATCAAGAACAACGAAGACTCGCCTATTGGTGATTGCCCAGAAGACCAACAAGAATGCGCTGAAATTTGTTGTCCCGAAAGATACTGGGACTATGCTATTTACAATGGATAATCAAGACTCGAATCCTCAAATCATTTTCCCGAATGTGCCAGATGACTTCTGCCCATCTGGTGACTGGCGCAATATCTTCCAGACTTTTATCGACACAGTTCTAGCTAACGGAACCGTCAACATTCCTGACTTGAGCGATCTCAGCCCAGAGGCTATCGCGCAACTTACGACTGATGTAGCTAACCTTCAGACTGAAGTCAACGACATCCAAGCTGACATCGTTACGATTGAGGCTAACATTACTACGCTTCTCACTCGTCCGATCATTACGGTTCGGACTGGGTTGATTTCAGTTACTGCTGGAAACTCTACTTTGAATGTCACTTTCGCCGCGCTGCCTACAGCAACCTACGGAATATCTATTACTCCAGTAGGAACAGCTACATCGGTGGCGGCTGGTAAATATATTTTGCAGACTGGGCAAACAACAACAGGCTTCACCATTCTGGTTAACGACAATCCAGCAACCGTTACCCAGTTACAATGGACAGCCACACACACTAACTAAACTAATAATATGACACCTCTTAAAGGAACAGACCCTCGCCTCGTTAGCGGCGGCGCAAGCACCCGTGGAACCATCCGTGAAGGAATGGGCAATATGCCCAACCTCGGAGCTAAGAAGCCAACTCCCTTCTCTAGCAAACCACTCCCAACTGTTGGCAAAATGGTCACGCAGTTCGGTGGCCCTCAGTAATTATCGTTAACGATAAACCCTATGGCCGATACCCTCGATGAGATGGTGGAGGTGGTGAAGGGCTTTGTTGGTGATTCTGGCGTTTGCTCGTCGGAAAGGGCCATCAAAGCTATTAACCAAGCTCGCAGACTTTTGTGGAACAAAAGGGAGTGGAATAACACCGCAGAGTATTTCTGCGTTAAGTGTGCTGATTCTTGCTTCACGCTGCCTAACCGCTACGAGCAAATCCGTCTTGCTTGGATCAACGGAGAATCGGCCAGTCTCGCGGATGAGTGGTTCAATGCTACTCAATGGAAGAACCTCTACAATAGCGGCAACTCCTGCCACAAGCTAATCACCGAGGCCGGGGGATACCATGTATTGTTCCGCGACTATACCGCCCGTCCATATCAGATCGCTGTAATGGCAGAGAAGATGGAAGACGCAGGCGTGAAGCTATTGTTTGAGGCGCAGAACGAATACCAATCGTATCAGAATGTCGAGGTAACAGCAGAGAACGGCCCAAGCATCGGCAAGTCAACTCAGCTAGTCACGGCAATCCGCACGGTCAGCAAGCCAAAAACATACGGTCGAATCCGAGTATATGCTTATGACCCTGTGCTGGACATTCAGTTCTTGATTGCCATCTACCAGCCAACGGATGTGAACCCTGTATTCCGTAGGTTCCAGATTCCAAGGAATGTGGAGTGCATGACGATCTATGCCAGCAAGCGATTCTACGATGTGACCGACCCGTTGCAGTTGGTAGAGTTCTCGCCAGATGCAATGATCTATGCGGTGCTGGCTCTCAACTCTAGGGAGAACAGGAAGCCACAAGAGTTCTTGGCTAACTTGGGATTGGCAGTTCAAGAAGAAGAAAAGGTGATGGAGGGCGAAGAGATTCCCACCGCCGCACCACTTCGCATTGCAAACTTCCAGCGGCCCGAAAATTTAATTGGGAATTATCTTGGCTCTCCGAGTGCGGATGACTATTTCTTTCAACCTAGTTGGCCATGACACTAACGATCCAAGAGAAGATTGATGCACAAAGCGTCCAAGGTTACAAAGACCCAGAGGACTTCTTGAATC